GAAATCCAAAGGCAACGAGCCACCACCCGCACCAAAGCCCAAGCCGCCGCACATACGGCGAAGGCCTCGCCGGTAGTACAAGAGCCGCAGATTCCGAATAGTCCTAGTATCCGGAGCTGCGGCTCCCTATCCCCAGACTAATCCATGGAACATCATGAACACAACAAACGCATACAGGCTCGTCTCGCTGATATGTGGCGCGATGTGCCTCATTCTCGCCATCGGCGGTCAGGCCATCGCGGCCGGAACCTTCGGCATGGCCGCCGGGGTGTTCGGCTATCTGTCGGGAGGCCGGAAATGAGCACCGCAAGATATCTCAGCCTCAAGGAGGTCGGCGAGCGCATCGGCACGAGCAATCCGGCCGCGAGGGGGTATCATCTGCCGGAACCGGACGCACTGATCGGCACGACTCGCGGCTGGCTTCCGGAGACAATCGATGCGTGGAACGCCGCCCGCCCCGGTCGTGGTGCGGGCGGCGGAAGGCCGCGCAAGAATCGCAATCAGGCCGATTCCCCCACCGCCTGACGAGCCTTGTCGGCGAGCGCCGCAAGGCTCGCGGCGGACCAGTGGGTGTATCCGGCCGTCGTGCTGATTTTTGCGTGGCCCATCATCGCTTTTCTCGCGTCTTCCGGGGCTCCGGCTTCGGCGAGGTGCGTGGAGAAGAAGTGGCGGGCGCTTCGGATGGTGATGTAGGGCAGTCCGGCGTCTTCGAGAGAGCGTTTCCAGCGGCGGCGTTCCACGGTGTTGGTGAGCGGGTGTCCCTCGCGCGTGAATATGAGCTGGCCGGGCTGGCATTGCCTGCGTCCGACGAGCGCCCAGAGTCCGAGCCACGTCTGGTTGCTGACGGGCACGAACCAGTTGCCCTGCTTGCTTTTCGGTTCGACGAGCCAGAAGCATCCCTCGTAATGGCGGGAGCGGAGCCAGTTGGGCACTTCTGCATCGGATCTGAAGCGTTGGAGCTCCCACATGATCTGGATTCCGTGCACACCGTCGACGGTGGCGAGCTCTTCGGGCAGGATGGCGAATCTTTCGGCCTCTCTCATGCCGGTCTCGAACATGATGTTCCACATGAGGCTCCACATTTCGCGGTCGTCGTCGGTATCTGCCAGGTGGCTGTATTTGCGACGCTTGGGGTCGAGTGCGGCCTGCGCCGCCTGGGCCGGCTGTCCGGGTTCGAGGATTTGGGTGGCCTGCGACTCGTAGCGCGGCGGCGTTGCGGCGAGCGCCGAGTTCGATGGGATGAGGCGTTCGCGGACCGCTGCGTCGAGCACCTGCCTGAGTCTGAGATAGTGGTTGTGGACGGTTTTGCTTCGGTGTTCCTTGGCGAGTTTGGCGCACATTCCGTCGATGGTGGCGGGGGTTATTCTGTCGAGTCGCATTCCGCCGATGACGCTGCGGATGGTGTTGCAGTCGGATCGATAGGTTTCGAGGGTGCGGGGTTTGACGTTGGGCGCGATGGTATTGAGCCATCGCTCCATCCATTCGTCGAGCGTTGGGGTTCCGGCCAGGGGCATATCGCCCTCGCGCTGCAGTCTTTTGATTTTTTCTTGGAGCCGTTGCCGCGCGGCGGTCTTGGTGGGGGCCTGCGCCTCGACCATGCGGCGTTTGCCGGTGCGCGGGTTTGGTGCGATTTCTTTGCGCGCGTGCCAGGTTCCTCGTTGATCCTGCCATTCGCTGCCGCTTCCCCGCGGCCTGCGTGGAGGTGTTTTGGACGTCGTTGTTTGGTTCTGTGCGGGCATCATGCCTCTTCCTTGGTCATGCTATGTATCAGCTGGAGGTCATGCTATAGGTCATGCTATCGAGGTCACAATCAGGCACGTTTGGCCCAAATCTTGCAATCACGATGATTCGACACCCGAATATGCGAAAGGCCGCAAACCCTTGGAATTGCTTGGGTTTGCGGCTTTTGTCAGTGGAGCGGATGACGGGAATCGAACCCGCGTAATCAGTTTGGAAGACTGATTACGCGAACGCTTCCGCGCCTTGCACCACAGGCTTTGTCGCATATCCCGCCAGTCGAAGTCATGCTATGGTCATGCTACCGGTTTTCTTTTTCCGAATCCCTCATGTGAGGAGTTCTTACGGCCAAGATATCAATAAAACGACGACCTGCAAAATCTGGTTTGATCGATGATACGCGAAATTCGGCCTTGCCCAGTCCACAGACCAGACAAGACCGAATTATTCACGGTACTTTGCAGCCAATCTATCGCCCGAAAATATAGCTCACGCCGCGAGAGTGAACTTGGCTTTGAGTGCGCTGGCTCCGATGACGGCACCGGCGAGTACTCCGAGCGCATTGAGCGTGGTGACGATGGCATCGACGTACGGCAGTCCCCATGCCGGGCCGACCGTGCCCATGAAGAGGGCAAGGGCCGGAAACACGAGTGCGGCAAGCCACTTCAAGATGTCATACAGTTTGTTGGGGATGAGCCATGCGGGGACCGCAGGGTTCACATCTGCCGCTGGGCTCCATGCAGACGTGTCGACTCCTATTGGGTTGGCGATGTTCTTGAGTTCGTTTTCATCGGACATTGTTATTCCTTCTTTTACCGGGAGGGCCGCGATTGGATTCGCGGCCCTGTTGGATCAGTAGTAGATGCGCGTTCCCGCGCGGACCTGGTTGGGATTGCTGATGCCGTTGGCTGCGGCGACCTTGGCGCTGTTGGCGCCGAAATGGTTCCACAGGCAATCACCGGCACCGATCACCACGTAGCGCCCCGCACCGGCGGAGGTGGAGGATGTCGTACCGGTGAGCCGCAATCGCTGGCCGGGGTAGATGACGTAGGGGGCACGCAAACCATTGAGGTTTGCGATGCTTACCCAGTTCACGCCGGTTCCGGCACCGATCAAGGTCAGATAATCGCCTCGTTGCACGGTGTACCAGCTTGCGCTGGTACTTGTACCGCCTCCCGTGCCACGCAAACGCTGGTTGACGATTGCCATGACCTCGCTGTAGCGGTTGCCGAGCAGTTGACGGCGTTGCGGGTCGTTGCTGTAGTCGCCGCGAATCACTGCGGCTGCCAAGGACTGTGCGTCACCGACCGGCGCACCTTGCTGGGGTGTCGGGCTGGGCGTGGCCGGGTTGGCGGAGGTGCCGGGCTGAGAACCCGCGTACTTCGCCCATGTTCCGGCATCGCCATAGAACCAGTTGACGTCGATCCTGGAACCGACGCCAGGCACGTGACCCGAGCTGGAATACTGCCAGGCGGCGGCGAATGGCCAAGGGCTGACGTCGTAGGGCACGGCTCCGGGGTTGCGCAGGGTCTCTCCGGTATATCCACGCGGATATCCGGCAACCCACAAACCGTAGTTGGCGTTGGCCACTGCGGTCCAGTCGGTCATTTTGATGACACTGGCAGACGTGTAGATGAGAGGCTTGACGCCCCATGCGGATTCGACACGCTGCAACCACCTGAGCGCCCACCAGCTCCATGTCACGTAGCTGCCCGATGGCTCCCAGTCCAATACTGGAATCACACCATCGTTGATATAGCCGCGCGTTTGGCCGATAAACCAGTCAGCCTCGGCCTCAGGGCTGTTGCCGAGATCAGGCCGAGCAAAATGGTAGACGCCGCGACGGATGCCGTTGGCCTTGAGCGACTGCATTGTGCAGTCGGCAACCGAATCAGTGTACCCGTTGCCCTCAGTGACTTTCACGAAAGCGAAGTTGACACCGGATGCCTTGGCGGTTGCGGCCTGACTGCTGCCGACACATCCTTGCCATTTGCTCACGTCCATACCGCTGTCGGCGAGCGCGGTGCCCGGCACGAACACCAGGGCGATGGTCGTCAGCAGTGTGGCCAGCATGGTTGCCCATGGTCGGCGGGGACGGGCGTGGCGTGGCTTTCCGCGATTAAATATCATGTGTTCTCCTTTCAGAGATGTTTTGGAGTCTCGCGGGATTGCGGGGCTCACGTTCTGTTGCGCGGCGCGATTGGCGCGGATTGGATGTCGTCGTTGAGGGATGTGCCGTGGCCGTTGCCGCCCAGCGAGTGATAGGAGTCGTAGAGGCGTTGGGAGCGTGATTTGAGGTCCTCGTCCGCCACTCCGTCGTGCTCGATGACCATTTCGCGTCGCAGGTCCTCTAACTGGCACAGCAGGAGCTCGCGCATCCCGTTGATGATCGCTCTGCCCCATCGCCGCATGAGGCCCAGCACGGTGACCGCGCCACCGCATAAGAAGGGCACCAGCCAATCAACGAGTTGTTCGATTAACTGCGACATGCGGGGCTCCTTTATGGTGAGAAAACCCACACGTGATACCGAGCGGATTGGCCGCGAGACGTGTGGTTTTTCGGAGGTCGAAATGTTGTTGCAAGAGTTTTGGGATGACCGGTATGTCGGCTATTGCGAGCGCCTGCGCGAGGTCACGCGCGTTGGCTATGAGTCGGCTTGGCGATGCCATGTGGAGCCGGTGTTCGGCAGCATGGAGTTGGCTGACATCGGCGTGGATGACATCGAGCTGTGGCTGTCAGGGTTCGCGAGTCCAGGTGCGGCCCGCAAGGCTTGGGCGGTGTTGAGGCAGATGCTACGCAAGGCCGCGAAGTGGGGCTACTTAGAGGTCGATGTGACCCGTTTGGAGATTGATCTGCCGGCCAAGCCGCTCCATGTGCCGCGTCTACTGACCATCGGGCAGACTCGTCGCCAACTACAGGGCTTTTATGGCCATGCGCTTGAGGCTTGGCTGATTGTGGACTCGTGTCTGGCGTTGCGGCCGGAAGAGGGGTACGGAGTCGATTGGGCGGATATCGATATGCGTTCCGGCATCACTCATATCCAGCGTGGAGTGCAATGGGTGGCCGGCCACGAAGTGGTGGTGCCGCCGAAGACTGAACTGTCCGACCGGTTTCTGCCCCTTCCCCGATTCGCCGTCCGGCGATTGCGGGAGATCCGCAACGGCCGGAAGGGCCGTATCATCGGTGACCTGACCCCACCGCAAGCCGCGCGACGCTACGCCTCATGGTGCAAAAAGGAGTCGCTGCCCTACGTGCCGGTGCAGAATCTCCGCCACAGTTGGGCCACCAACGCCCTGGAAGCGGGAGTCAACATCGCGGTGGTCAGCAAGTTCCTTGGTCACACCGACATCAAGACAACCGCCAGATTCTATCTGCGACCGGAAATCGCGTCTCTCAAGGAGGCCCAAAGCATCTGGGAACGCGCGCTGATCGGGCAATAGGATTCCCTAACCCCTGTCACGGGCCGGGTCAAGATGCCGTATTCCGATAGGTATATCACTCTGGTTCGCGTCGGCCGTATCGTCACCGCCTGCGCGTATATCACGCTGACAAGCAATTTCAATCAGGTCGGCAACGTGTCCGTCACCGAGACAATCCCGGAGGGTTTCAGACCGTCCGGCGATTCCCGCGCGGTCATGCGCGGCACCGACAACAGCGGTGCAATCAGTTTCTACCTTTACGGCACCGCAGACGGGAAAATGGTGTTGAACGGTACCGGATATACCAGCCGATTCGTCGGTATATCTGGCTGTTGGATTACCGCGTAGCATTCCCTAACCCCACTGCCCACGTCCGTCCAATCAGGCGTGTTCATTGGGAGTTCCAACGAGAACGGCATTTGCGTCATCTCCTACCAATCTCCCAACGGCAAGGCGCCTGGCGTAATTGTCGCCACCCCCGGGCCGTGGCCCTCGGACGGCATGCGAGGCTTGGCCATAACCATTTGGGAGAATGGTGTGGACTCGGCACAAATGCGATTGATGAACACCCGTACTGGAGAGTTCGGCACAAGATGGCCTGCAAGATTCTCATGGGTTGCGATATGGAACTAGCTTTCCCTAACCCAAATGCCGTATATTCTGTGCGGAGGCCATACCGTCACCACGAATGATGACGGCACATTCTACATCAACGTCCAATCCCCAAACGGGAAGAAAGCCGATTACGCGGCCTACACGATTGGGCCGTTCGGCACTGGTTTCGGCCAGGCCGGCGAGTACACCGCACAACGTTGGGATACCAGCAACGTAAACCAGATACGCTTCCGCCTGTGGAACACCAAAGACAACCGCTGGTGCGGGAGGGTCGCGATATTCGGAAGCTGGATCGCAATCTGGAACAGGCAATAGTTTTCCCTAACCCACACCGATGTCACGACCCTCATCAGTGGCAATTACGGCACCGTTAAGGGCTATAGGTCCGGGCCGATGGTGACGTTGCGAATCGACTGGAAGTCGTCGGCGCCCGGCTCGTGGAACACCGGCAATTTCGGAACCCTGCCTGAAAGCTGGCGTCCCCCAATGGATTTGAATTTCTCATTTGGCGGACGCGACGGCGAACCAGAAGACCATCAACGTAAACGCGAACGGAACCATGACCTACGCCAATCAGGGCGGCACGCAGGGCACGAACGCGTTCGGCATGACCGTCTCATACGCGCTATGACCCGTGGGGTCACTGCAAGACAGTGCAACCGCCTGAGCCAGTGTCCCGAAGCTATGCGGCGGGCATCGGGTCGGCGGTCCTCCATACGCCGGTGCATCCCGCGTATGCGTTGTTCGGGTTGCCGAGCATGACCACACGGCCCGTATGCTCGCCGTAGAGGATGAACGTGGTGTTGCCGCCGAACACGGCGATGGGAACGTTC